ACATCATAGACCAGGGGGGGGTATCTATACACCCCCCTACCCTAAGAATTATGATGCCTACTTCCACACAGATCTGTCTGCGGGTTTCGTTGCTGTGAGTTACTCAGTGTTTTACAGCCTTCAACACTGGACCGCTGATTTTACGTCTACAGCTAATGACGACCTGGGTTATACTCTAACAGGCTTGGAGTTCAGTACGCTCGTTATTTTAAAGTCATAGAGCTTAGACTGCCTGGGTTATACTCTAACAGGCTTGGAGTTCAGTATGCTCGTTATTTTAAAGTCATAGAGCTTAGACTGCCTGGGTTATACTCTAACAGGCTTGGAGTTCAGTGTGCTCGTTTCTTTATAGTCATAGAGCTTGGACTACAAATTATGCTCACAGAATTTAAGGTCCCAGAGCTAGGACCGCCCTTTGAATGTGGAAGGGCCTGGTGGTTTCTCGGGAGGAATTTCAACTGACCACAAATATTCGTTTGCGGCCGTTTGGCTCCGAGCTTTAAGTTGCTCATACCTAAGCCTTTGAGTAGTCGTGAGTTTAGGTACTATTCCTTCCTCAACTGTCCTCTTAGACTTTAAAGTGCCACCAGTTATAGAACCACCCCCTAGAGAGGAGGCAGCTTCAGAACCCCGTCTCAGAGACCCGCCAAATAAAGCTTTCTTTTCAGAGGTCTCTTCTCTCAATTTGGCTATTGAAGGACTTGTCGTTGACTTATCATGAGGCCACGAAACTCGGGCCCGTTGGATCTTGTTATCTCTTTCTTCAATAGCTGCTCTCCCATCAGTTATAGAACCGTGAGAGATTATTGTAGCCGCGGCCACTTCTTCCTTAGTATAACCAGGGTCGAAGTGATCCTTATCCCAGGCTTCTAAAAGATCAGCTCTAGGCCTGAAAAACTTTTCAGTCCTACCCAGGGGAAGCGGCTTGTGTGGGACGGGGGGGGGAAGCTTGGGGTACTCAGAAGATTGGTCTTGTGACTCACTGAGCTCGATAACATTTTCCTGAAACCTATACTTGTCGTATTCAAGTTGTTGCATAGGATCTAGTGCTTCTCCCCTATTAACCTTATCGATCAGATCCTGAGGTATTGGATCTGCCCCAAACTCTGAACCAGAATCAGAGACATCCGGAGATGGAGTTTTAACGAGTTGTCTTTCTCGCTGCATTTCACCTGTGTCCAGGGGTTCAGTATCCCAGTTTTCCTTCTGGGGTTTGTTTTCGGAGTAATCTTTCTCCGGATAAGACCACGCCATTTCCCCCTTGCGCGGAATTCTTCTTGGTGCGTACCCCTCGTTGTCTTCGTCTATAGAGACGGATATGGCTCCCCATTCACAATACTTCTCCGTATAATTCCCGTATGACACGGTGTAGTTATAGGAGGAATCCTTCTGGATCGGCGGGGGATAAATCATCCAGCTTCCTTCTTCATCATCACACTCAAGTTCAAAGGAAGCGAACCAATCAACTTCAACTGCCCGGGCGCTGTCAAAAGCTTTGCCATTCATTTTAGCCTCCGGGTGCCCCGCTACAAAGGTGATATTCGTCTGATAATTCTTTATTTTACACCCTTTGTAATTTCCCACAGTCCAGCCTCTTTGCGAGACATCATAGGCAATATTGCCGAGCCAACTACCATCGAGATCGCCGCCAATATGCTTGACTACAAACTCGCCATCAGCTTCAAGATAGACATGGAATTTTCCTTTGTCTGCTGGAATGGTCAGGTATGTCTCCATGCATCGCCGATCGTTTCTTGAATAACCAGCCTGGAGATTGACTTTATCCCACTTCTCATCTTCCCACTTATACATAGAGACAAAATTCAAGGGGCGGGAGTCGATATTTCTATCATTCTCCGCCGTCAAGATCTTGCTCTGAGGATTTCCTTCATAACCCCAAAACCGGTTCTTCTTGCACGGTTCTGGCTGTGGGGGTGGTGGGGGTGGCTCAGGACCTGAAGGGGGGGGGGGGGGGGGGGTACTACCTTCTACCTATTTCGGGTTGTGCAATTGCACAGTAAACCGGATCTGGAAGAAACCGGCGGCAACGTTCTTCGTCCCATTGCCTCTGTAGAGCAGCCTAAATTGATCTTCGGATGTATCATGCCACTCTACCCCGTTAATCTGCGAAGCCCGAAAAGTCGCTTGCCCGCCTTTGGTGACGGGGAACTTACGCAGGGTGGATTGGAGACTAGTAAGCTTGCAGTGGGGGTCCAGCTCGTAAGCGATGGAGCCCTCCGCTGTGGAAGAAGATTCACTGACGAAGCGTATGTTGACCATTGTGATCTTATATTCATGGTAGGCTTTGAGAACTCCACCTGAAAGCGCGACGCTCTCTGATAGAGACGGCCCGAAGGTGACAGATCCTGAGGAACTATCCTTGATTGAGTCCTTGTTGAAGATGAAAGTTTCGCTGTTGCTCGACCTTCCTCCAACTCTATTTCGGCTTCTTCGGTTCCTGCCTCCATTTCGTCGTCTTCGATTTCCTCGCCGTGTGCGCCCAGGGGGTGCGACCACAACGACAGGGCGAACCTGTCGTGGGCGTCTACGACGGCGGGTGTTACGTGATCCACCATTTCCATTATTATTTCTCCTAACCCCTCCCGTATTCATTAACGATTGCGCGAACGTGGGCTGAGATCTTAAGGTAGACTAGGTATATGCCTGCTACAGAAATTGGGATTGCGGATAAGAATCCAAACGCAAATCCTGCTAAAAATTTATAATCTATTATGTCAGGCTGTTGGTAATCAGACTAAAACTTTCCAACGCTTGCAACTGATGTATGCTTGGCTAGTTATCGGCTCTCTCTTCAATTATTTTGTGGCAGCACTGGAGAGACTAGCCACGAGTGAAGGAGAGCAACTAAATCTGGGTCATGCCGCAGTTCATTCAGAACTGATACGCAGGCGGCAATGTAGTTCGCGACTACTTCCAGATTCCCACTTCCCGGATTGTATCCGAAGATGAGCTTATACAGCATTTTGCGCTCATTCACGGGAAGGGCGAGGTCAGGCGCTCTAAAAATGTGAGAGCAGAATTCCAGTTGTCCTGAAACCTCGACTTTGAAACCTAGACTTTTATACACCTCTAGGTTGGTGTTGACTGATTCAAGGGCATCATCTCCCATCGCCATGGCCCAGTCAGCCCCACAGTGGTAGGCGGCCATAACTCGGATCCTTGAATTTGAACTACTTGTGTTGTAGCTACCAGACTTCTGAACGCCGGGGACCCTTTGGGCGAGGAGAGTGCCATCGCTCAAACACAGGACACTATTGCAGATGCATTTTAGCCACGCAGATCGTAACTTCTCCGTTGTAGGATTTAAGTCCAGTGTGAGTTTATTGCGGACGACCATATCGTCATGTAGCATCCATTCCGCAACGCTCCAGTCAAAGCCGGAGCAATCAGTTGGCACAAGGTACTTCTCCCACGAGGTAATCATTTCTTCTGGTGAGACTTCCACTTGTGCGGCCAGAGCCTGTACAAACTCCAGCACTTGCTCATCCGTAGATAAGCCAAAACCGGGTTTTGAGGGATTTGCCCTCCAAAGAGCGATTTCTCGCTTGTTCTGGTTTTGGAACAGAACCCGGGCTACCAATTGATCTACTAGGGAAACACTCATGATGAGGCGGTAGCGTCCTTCATCGAGTTTAGATTGCTTGTGCGGTTCTCTCTTCACAAAAGTCCTTATAGGATCACAGAGACCAGCTTGAACAAGCTCTTCAGCGCTCATATCAGAAGACTCGACTTCCAACATCTTCTGTAAACGGTTGAAAGTGAGTCGGGCGAGCACTGGCAGGAGTTTCGGGTCTTCCACCCAACCTTTATGAGTGGGTCTTCCATAGGCGATGTATGGCACGCCTATACCTGCATCAAGCTCCAAAGAGAGGACGGCTGACTTAAAATCTTCCAGAAATTGCCGCCACTCGAGCTTGTTCCCTCTAGTAGCTGTGGGGCCAAAAGTCTTAACATTCGAGGAGGCCTCCACAGTTTTATTTATGACGCGCTCCCGGTCCTCAGATGACGGGGTTTTAGCTGACTGCGCGCGTTGCAGCCACCTCTCTGCTTGTAAAGTGAGAGAGGTCACCTCGGCTTTGGGGCCTACTGTTGGCCAGCCGAAGCCGGAGACTTTCTCTCCCAGCTCCAGGTGCTCTTGGATGAGCTGGGTGCCCCAGTCACTACTTTTGATTTGCTTCGGGTGGTAGTACTGGGGGAGGCTTCCGCATCGTTGGAACCCTGGGATCTCTTGTGGGGAGGCTGGTACCTCCCATTTGTAGCTTCCTTCGAAGTATCGTTGGAAGTTCTCCGCGGTCGTCTGCGCCGCTGGCTTCCCTGGGGCTTCTTCATGGCTTTCTGAGCCACCACTTCCACCACTTTCTTCTCTATAGTGGCAAGGTCGATTCTCTCCACTAGCTTCTCCAAAAGCTTCTCTAAATATTTTTCGCCGCCGTCGGCTGATTCTGGAAGCTTTGAGGGGGTGGGCGATGCGGGGGCCTTTTCGGCCTCTACCTTCTTCTCCTTGCCCTTCTCTTGTGCGGGGGCAGGATTGCTGTTGGTTTGGCAGGCAGCTCTGCCTTTCTCGTTTCCCGACTCGGGAAAACGTGGGTACCACTGCCGGGATTTACTCACCGGCGGAGCTTCCTCGGCACTGCTCATGGGTTTGGCTTCTTGAGCTACGGGTGCCGGGGCGGGTTTGCTCTTGACTTCAGTTTCGAAGTCTTCATCATCTGCCCAGTTCTTCCCAGTATGGCTTTTAAATTTTTCCAACTGGGGATATGAGGTGACGCTCTTCATCATCTCACTTAAGTCCTCATCAGTGAAGACTCGACCCTGAGGGGCAGTTGTCTCGAAGACGTACCGAGGGGTCGTCAAACCGGGGACGGGAGGGATCGTTGCCATCACATTGAAGTTCTGTCCATTCTCACCTCCAGCGTGCACACCCACTATGGTTTTGCCATTGAAGATCGGGGTGCCAGAGTGTCCAGGCTCTGAGTTGCAGAGCGTTGTAGCAAACCAGTGATCACGTGGACCGACAATCTCACCGTGATCAGCCATCCACTCGTCTTTTTCAATGAAGAAGAACCGCATCTTAGATTTAGCAAGTTGTGATGCGGAGACGAAGTGAGCTCCTTTACAGCCTAACAGGCTCTCCCAGTTTGGGGGCCCGCTCATTAACATGAAATCTCCTTTTTCTGAAGAGATCAGAGGTGTGAATAGGCGGAGTGGTATCTTGTTAGGTGTTTTCGTGGAGGTCACCTTTCCTCCGGGAACCCCTGTGCCCACGTGGTGACAGGTCATGAGAGCTAAAGTGCCGTCATATAACCGTACGCAGCTGGCATACCCGGCGTGAGAGTTGTCTTCATGTTGCACGAGTAGCACGCTTCCACGGGGGGGGCTCTGGGGGATTTTCAAAGAAATAAACCCCTTAACTTGTTTCTCTTCACTGTAGTTCCTTCTGAATCTGGGAACCGTGAAGATAGTCTTCCCCGTTTTTAAAACCAATGAAGCGAGGCAAGTGGGCCAGCCGGTAAACATCCATCGCAATGCCATCACCATAAATTCTGTGCAGGCGAAAAGCAACGCGAGACAAACGACGGGCATGGTAAATGTCGTCACTAGATAGAAGGTCCAGGAGACAATGACCCAAATGCCAAAGCTCCACAATGAGATCACGGTCCACAGGAAGCTTTGAAATGCTCCCCTCAACCACGCTTTCACAGTGGTGAGTCCATACGCGCAAGAATCTTGAAAATCCTTCTGCGCCTTGGAAAAGAGGCGTCTGGAATCTCTGGATATAACTTGCCATAGCAGATCCAGCGCATCTCTTGAGGTGGGCTCGTGGGGCTCCGAGATTGTCATCGGTTTGGAGCCAGGTGGAGGAAGAAACCTTTCCTCTACAACAGGGAGTGACATTGACCCCACAGTAAATGGCAAGCCTTGAAACTCGCTTTTGTTCCCGCTTGGCGTTCCGGTGCGGGGTATTCCCTGAAATAAAGGGACATTTGCTGCTGAGAAGGAAAGGGAGGAGAGCACAAATAGAGCGAAGAAAATGACTTGTGGTTGCATTTTCTTGAACGGTTATGAGAAATTGACTTAAGAATACTGCTAAATTCAAAATTCTTTCTCTGTAACCGAGCTTGCGAGTGAGGGAAACTTTGAGATGGCTTCCGTTGATCAATTCAAAGTTCATGAAACTTTGAAGAAATCACAAGCAAGGGCTCTCTCTCTTCGTATATTTTGT